ATTTCCCATTTTTCTCTACCTATTGTAGCTGTACCTGATGTTGCACTTACAGCACCTGATGTACTTTGCACTCTGTTACACGTTGCTGTAATACTAGCTTCAGGTTGTGTAACTGCATGACCTTGCCAAATTTTCTCTGAGTCTGCAACTAATGATGCAGATGGAGTACACGATGCAATGCCACCTCTTGTAGCAAATCCAAGTACAGTAATACTTGCTACTGCTGTCGGTACACCTGAACCAAATCTGACTCTATTACATATAGCCGCACTTGTTACTGTCGGTGTAGCTGTAGCTGAACCATTCACCATAAACACACTTGATGCAGTTATAGAAGCTACTGCTGATACAGTAGCAGAACCACCTCTTGTTGCAAAACCAACTGATGTAATAGTTGTAGTCGGAGATGCTGTTGCAGAACTCTCTCTTACCCTAGCACCATTTCCTGTAGTGGTTACTGAAGTTGTCGAAGTTCCATTGATTAAAGCAGAACCTTCAGGAACTCTTCTAGCTTGTGCTGTTATAGATGCAACAACAGTTACTGTAGCTGAAGCTACTCTAACTCTCAGAGCTGAAGCTGTTGCTGAAGATGTAGCAGTTGCTACAGTCTGTATATCACCTTGAGTATATTCGTGTATTCCATAAGAACCCATGCCATAAGCATGTACATCTGTCTCTTCTATGATTACAACCTCACCACTACAAGTAGCAGATGAAGTTATAGTTCCTGTTATTTGACCTGAACCACGAGCTACTTCCCAATCTACATTGGGAATCGTACAGGTTGCTGTTACTGTTGCTGAAGCATCCTTAACTTCACCTGCACTAGAGCCATAGCTTCGTAAACCGAAATACGATTCACCATACTCAAAAGCCATTTACTTAAT